ATTAATCAACTCACTAACTATATCAAAGGAGACATGTAATGGGGCTGAACCAAAAACAACTTGAAACCAAAGCTAAAATCATAAAAATTGCAACCGCTATGGGAATTGATCCTTTATTTGCAGTCGCTGTAGCAATGACTGAGTCCTCTCTCGGCCTCAATCAAAAGTCTCCAACCGGCTGCGTTGGAGCCTTTCAAATGTCCTCCATTGCAATGAAAGACTTACTCCAAGAAATGAAAAACAATAATGATGATATAGTTGATATCGCCTGTGGTCTTGCATTCTTACACCTCTTACTTAAGCGTCATCAAACTATCGATTCAGCAGTCTCTCATTTTTGCGATCCCAAAGACCGTGATTTTTACATTGAGAGAGTAAAATACTACATGAACGCTTTTAAATAAAGGAGACAAAGAATGGAACCCAACTACGACTTCTCAAAACTCTGGACTTTAAACTGGAAAGATGTTGGCAAAGGCATCTTAACGGCTTCTGGAACAGCCGTAATAATTCCTATCGTGCAAAGTCTTTCTATTGGTTCATTAGTCTTCGATCCAATTTCTATGGGCTACGCTGCCCTTGCTGCTGGCATCAGCTATTTACTTAAGCAGCTTGCGACCGGCTCTGATAATAAATTACTAACAAAAAATTAAGTCTGTTTAATTGGTAAACGCACTATGGATCCATCTATTAAACAAATCCTATCTCAATGCAGCCTTTCAACCCGAATGACTGCATTGACCTTTTTCCCTGAACGCTTCTACATGCCTTTTGCAGAAGAAGTCCATGGAAAGATTTTTGACCTAATTGATGGGCCTGAGCAAAAAGTTGCAATCGCAGCCCCTCGTGGCTATGGAAAAACCTCATTAGTTGCCTTAGGGCTTATGGCTAGATGGATTCTCTTCAATCACACAGGCTTTGTTGTCTATATTAACAAAAGTCACGACGCAGCATCTCTTCAAACTGAAAATCTTCGTCGTGAACTTGTAACAAATAAGGAAATAAGGGCCTTCTTCGGTAACTTCAAACAGCGTGACCCAAACAAAGCTGAATTTGATGAAGTGTTTAGCAAAAAGGCCTGGGTAGCTTACAATACTCTAGTCTGGCCTCGCGGAGCCGGACAACAGGTCCGTGGTGTCTTATTCAAAAACGACCGCCCTGGACTAATCATCATTGATGATCTTGAGGATGCTGAACAGATTGAAAATGAAGAGTATCGTACATCAACTTACCAATGGCTTTATGCTGACGTTCTCAAATCCGTCCCTCGAATCGGACCTCTCTCAAAGAGCTGGAAAATTGTCTATATCGACACTCTCAAACATGAGGGAGCGGTTCTTCAAAAACTTCTCGACTCGTCTGAATGGGCTTCAGTTCGTCTCGAAGCCTGTGATGATAACTTTAAATCAACTGCTCCTGGCTTTATCTCTGATGAAGACATAATGAAGGAATGGAATCAGCACGTTGAGGCTGGACAGACTGACGTATTCTTTCGTGAACTCCGAAACCTTCCTATTTCAACAAAGGACTCAGCTTTTAGATCAGAGTATTTCCACTACTACAACATTCCCTTCGGTAATGCCAAACGAGAAGGTGACATAGAAACTCTCGATGTAGACATCCAACAAAATCCAAACATAGAAACAGTGGTCATTCTTGACCCTGCTAAAACTGTCAAGATTCATTCGGCTGAGTCGGCTATCGTAGGAATAGGAATTGACCTAGCAAGCGCTAAGATTTACATAAGGGATGTTATCTCAGAGAAAATGTACCCAGATGAAATCTACGATGCTATGTTTGGAATGGCCCAACTACTTGGAGCAAAAGTACTAGGAATTGAAGAAACTTCTCTCAATGAATTCATTAAGCAGCCGATTAAGAATGAAATGTTCAAGCGTGGGACATTCTACGAACTAATCTGGCTAAAAGCCAGAGGCGGAATGAAAAAGGAGCATCGAGTTAAAGAACTAGTCCCTTACTACCGAGGCGGCTATATCTATCACAATGCTTCTTGTGCTATGATGAAGAAACTCGAACAACAGCTCTTAATGTTTCCTCGTTCGGCCCTTTGGGACTTAATGGATGCTGAAGCATACCTAATCGAGATGCTTGAATTAGGTGAAAGGTACTTCAGTCCTTCTGACAATATCGAAGATGATGAGGCTGAATTTAACGATGTACAATATGATACAGTAATCGAAGATTGGAGGACTGCTTAATGAGTAGCTTGGAAACTATCCTATCCGCAATAATAATATCATTAGTGTCTGGGCTTATTGGTAATCTTATAAGCTCCCATAAAAGTGTAAAGAAAGAAATCTGTGACGAGTGTAGGGAGTCCTGTCAAGCCCTATTACTCGAAAAAATATCTAATCTTACTGAACGTGTAGAAGCACTAACTAAAGCAGTCGATTCTAGGCTTTTAGGAATTATTTAGATCAATTAATAATTAAACGAACTAAATGCGGAGTAACTAATGCCTTACATAATAACAGGTGAACCATCAAGTTGGAGAGACGAGTCTTATCGAAAGGAATTCAATTACAAATATCCTTTAGGACTAGACCTCCGTCCTGATAGTCCACTACACAAAAGACTCCGTGCTCGTATCTGGGAACGTGCAAGAACATCAAGAAACGAAATATCAAAGCGGTTCCCTTCTTGGCGTGAGATAGATAAAACTCTAACAACCTACATGCCCTTAAAAGACAAAGAACTCTCTATGAAATCTAGTGATCCTTCAAAGCCAGTTAGCATTGTATTCCCCTACAGCTACTCAATGCTTGAGGCATTACTAACCTACTTATCTTCAGCTTTTTTCCAAGATCCTATGTTCCAATACGAAGGCGTCGAAGACGACGATACTATCGGTGCTATGTTAATGGAACTCGTTATTCGACTCCACTGTATCAAAAATAAAGTTCCTCTTGCAGTCCATACAGTTCTTCGAGACTGTCTTGGCTATGGAGTTGGAATTGGCGTACCTGAGTGGCGACAGCAGTACGGCAAAAAACTAATCAAATCTACCATAACTACCGAATCTGAACTAGGCACTGAAACTCAAAACAACACTCAATTTGTCACAGGCCTCCTATTCGAGGGCAATGCTTTATCAAACATAGACCCTTACATGTGGCTACCAGACCCCTCTGTCTCAAGTGATAATATTCAAAAAGGTGAATTTATAGGCTGGGTGGATAGAACTAATTACATGAACTTACTCACTGAAGAAAGTCAGCCTAATTCAGGCCTCTTCAATGTCAAATATCTAAAGAGCAAAGGGAACAAGAAATCATCTTTCGCTCTTGACGAGAGTGAGCGTCAAACAAGGCATGGTGGATCGACTGATGTTCATAGGGCCATTTCAGGAACTGTCTCTCCTATAGACCGAATCCGTATGTATATAACACTAGTCCCAAAAGAATGGAAACTTGGGACTAGCGAAACTCCTGAAAAATGGTACTTTGAACTGGCTGGAGATGACGTAATCATAGCATGTGAAAAAGCTGATCACAATCACGGTCAATACCCTATGGCTATTGCCTCTCCTGAGTACGACGGTTACTCAATAACACCTATTGGTAGAATAGAAGTCCTCTACGGTCTCCAGCATACTTTAGACTTTCTCTTCAATAGCCATATAACTAATGTTCGCAAAGCCATCAATGATATGCTTATAGTTGATCCCTACCTAGTTAATATAAATGACTTAAAAGACCCTAAGCCTGGGAAACTCATTCGTCTTCGTCGTCCTGCTTGGGGACGTGGAGTTACTAATGTAGTTCAGCAGCTCCAAGTCAATGACATTACTAGGGCCAATATAGGCGACTCAGCCTACATAACCCAATGGATGGATAGGATTTCTGGAGCCGACCAATCTATGAGTGGCTCCCTACGCCAATCAGGTCCTGAACGACTAACAGGGGCTGAATTTAGTGGGACACGTAGTTCAGCAGTCTCAAGGCTGCAGCGTCTGGCAATGATTATAGGTATGCAATTCATGCAAGACATCGGTACACAGTTTGCTGCTCACTGCCAGCAATACATGACTCAGGAATCCTACGTAAATGTCGAAGGTAGATATGCTGAACAGTTAATGAAAAACTTCACCAATGGCAAAACTCGTGGACGAGTCAGTCCTAACGACCTAGCCATTAACTACGATCTTATCGTAAGAGATGGTTCCATTCCTGGAGGTAACTTTAATTCCTCTTGGATCGAACTATTCAAAACAATAGGAACTAACCAAGAACTTAATCAACAGTTTGATATTGTACGAATATTTACTTACATCGCTCAGCAGATGGGTGCTAAGAATGTTGAAGACTTTCGACGAAACATAAACAATATTCAGGCTACAACTATGCCAGATGAACAATTAATGCAACAGGTCCAAGCGGGTAACATGGTACCTACAGGAGCTTAAGATGGAAATGATCCAAGTAAGGGTAAGTAAAGAAGCCATAATAGAGTTTAAAGAATCTATCCTTTGGGCTGATATGGTTGAAGAACTTAAGTCATGGAAGACTGGCTTTAACCAAGAAATGCTTTCAATAGTAGATGAGGCAGAAAGTAGCAATCCCTCAACGGCCTCTGTCTTGCTGCATATGGGAGACCTCAATGGGAGGCAGAAGGCAGTCGACTACATCCTAAGTCTCCCTGACGTATTCTTAAACATAATAGAAGAGATGAAAGAAAATAAGGACAATAAGACCGATTAATAATTAAACGAACTAATAAGGAGAGAGTTATGAACTCTGATGCAAAAGTAAATAATGAAATAGAAGAAATGCTTACTGCCTTTGGTAACCCTACACCGGAAAATCTTAAGCCTGATGAGGAGGAGCCAGGAGCTATAGCTACTCCTGAAGTTTCAGAAGTCCCTGAGGTTCCTAAGACCCCAGAAACATCTGAGGCTCCGAAAGCTTCTATAGTATCAGAAGAGGCGGAAGAAGCGGAAGAAACTGAAGAAACTGACAAAGACAAGATCATTGAGAATCTAAGACAGCGTCTTAATGAGAAGCCTGAACTCCCCCTCCCTAAAAAGGAAGGAGAAGAGCCTGAGAAGCCTCCGGTCGAAACACCTGCAGAGCCTATCAAACTCGAAGAACAAGACTTTATCGGTGATCTTGATTTGGATGATCTGACAAGGGACAAAGTAGCCCTTAATAAGATCTTAAACACAGTTTATACAAAGGGTGTAAATGATTCTAAACGAATCGCAACAGAAGAGGTTCTTAGCACTATTCCTGACATTGTTAAGCAGAACTTTATTCTATTCACAGAACTAAAAGAAGCAAGGAATAATTTCTACGAAGAAAATAAAGACCTTGTTCCTTTTGAACGAGTAGTAGCAACTGTATTTGGAGAAGTATCTGCTAAGAATCCTGAAAAGAACTACATTGAGCTTATGAACCTTACTGCGCCTGAGGTAAGGAAGAGGCTTGAATTACCTAATCAGGTTAAGAATACCCCTGAAAGGAAGGAAGAAAAACCTCCTCGCCTTCCAGGAGTAAGAAGCAATCAACGACAGTCTCAACATCCTGAGCCTCAAATGTCGGCTGTTGAGAAAGAAATCTCAGAAATGAACTCAATCTTACGGAGGTAATTAGTTATGGCTCTTGAAGATCGTGGTGCTCAGCACCAAAGAGAAGTAGTCGATAAATATATCGATCCTGCCGCGTCAATAGAAATGACTACACTTGATTATGTAGTCCGACCTAGTGCAAGCGCAGCAATAGTTGTCACCCTTCCGCCTGTCGCAGAAGCAAAGGGAAGATTCTACTCAATCTTCGCTCGGCTTGCCTCAGGATCAAACACAATTACTATCACTGACAAAGATGATAGTGAAGGATTTGTTGACATAGTCCTCGATGCTGCAGATGAAGGCACTCTCCTTTATTCTGATGGGATCAGGTGGGTAACTGCCTTGATTCTTTCAACCAGTAATGTAGCCACC